TGAAACTCATAAAGCCGAATAATCATGGGTTACAGTAGTTGGTCGCATGACGCATATACCCATCTTAGCGCAAGTAAGGGTTATGCAAATAAAGATGCAGACGAAATTTTTGCAAATGGCGCAAACAGTGATATGCTCCCTTACGGTATTACCGTAAGAGAATCACGTGACAGCGATGCACATCCTACTTCAGTTGCCATAATGGTTTGGCTTGATGTTACTGGTAGTATGGGTCGTATTCCTGCAGACATCGTTAAAAATGAACTTCCTACTTTGATGAATACAATCGTCGATAACGGTGTTGAACATCCCCAAATTCTTTTTGGTGGTATTGGTGACCATCATTGTGATAGCACTCCACTTCAACTTGGCCAGTTTGAATCAGGTGCGGAAGACCTTGACAAATGGCTGACTGGTATGTATCTTGAAGGTGGCGGTGGTGGTCAAAACATGGAGAGTTATCTTCTTGCTTGGCTAGTTGCTGGTCGTCACACATCAATTGATTGCTTTGAAAAACGCAATACCAAAGGATTTTTATTCACCATTGGTGATGAAAAAAGTTGGGACAGAGTATCTGGTGATAGATTAAAAAGTCTTATGGGTTATACCCAAGCAGATGATGTTACCGATGAACAACTTCTTGAAGAAGCACAAAGACTCTACAACGTTTATCATATTCACGTAAACGAAGGCAGTTACAGGGATGACCCAAATGTTTTAGGTTATTGGAAGAAAATGCTTGGTGAAAGACATATCGTTTTAAATGATTACCATGCAATTTGTGCAACCATTGCAACTTTAATTGCTTGTCAACATGGTGCTGATATGGCTGCAGTTGTTGCTAAATTTGACGCAAAAACTGCTGGTATGGTTACAACTGCATTAGCAAAAGTAACAACCACAATAGTAGCATCGAATGATGAAGGAATCCTGAACCTTTAATATGTAATATGAATAGTACAAAGGGAACATACAAAATATGTCTCCCTTTTTTTGTAACAAAAAAAACTTAATTACGTATTAATAATAGTAAAATAACATGGGCATAGTGTTAGGATTTAATTTTCGTAGTATTTATATTAAAACAATACTATGGAAATTTATAAAATTACAAATTTAATTACTAAAGATTTTTATATTGGCTCTGCAATTAATTTTAATAATAGGAAATGGGGTCATATCAGTTCTTTGAGAAAAAATAAACATAAGAATCAATTTATTCAGAATTCATGGAATAAATATGGTGAAGATGCGTTTATTTTTGAAGTAGTTGAAATTGTTGATAAAAAAGAAAATCTAATTACTCGTGAACAATATTGGATAGATACGTTATCACCAACATTCAATTTAGCGAAAATTGCTGGAAGCCCTTTAGGTATTAAACATACTGATGAATCAAAACAGAATATGTCTATTGCACATAAAGGATTAACGAAAGAGCAACGAGGACATAAAGAAAATTGTAATTGTTGTATTTGCAATCGTAAAATTGGTAACAATAGTCCACGATATATTCAACGTGAAGAAAGAATTTGTATGTGTGGTTGTGGAAAATCTTTTATTAGTATGATTAATTCAAATAAAAGATTTATGTCAGGTCACAATAAATCACAATTAGGTAGAAAGAAAACTCAATTGGAAATTGAAAAACAGAGAAAAAAAATATTAAAACCAATTTTACAATATGATTTAAATTATAATTTAATTAACGAATGGGATGGAATTATTGTAGCAGCAAAAGAATTAAATTATACAGCAAAAGGAATAATTAGATGTTTAAAAGGTCAAGCAATAAAGTATAAAAATTATATTTGGAAGTATAAACAATAAATCTTAAGTGTATGGAAATCAGCGTGGTAGTCGGACTTGGGTTCGGAGACGAGGGTAAAGGTGCTACAGTTAATTCACTCATTGAAAATCCAAAGGATGTTGTTGTAGTTAGATTTAATGGTGGTCATCAAGTTGGTCATACTGTTGTTTATAATGGTATTCGACACCCATTTTCAAATTTTGGTTCGGGCACACTCAAAGGTGCTCCCACCTATTGGTCAGAATACTGTACAGTTAATCCAATGGCAGTAAAAAAAGAAGGCGATGTTCTAAGGGAACGGGGTATAACACCAGTTGTTTTCTATAATGCAAATGCTATGGTAACAACACCATACGATATTTTCGAAAATCTTAATGACAGTTTTAATAAGTCACATGGCACTGTTGGTGTTGGTTTTGGTAAAACAATTCAACGTAATGAAGACCATATTCATTTATATGTTCGTGACCTTAAATATCCAAAAATTAGAAATGAAAAATTAAGACTTATTGAAAGTTATTATCAATATGATGATAAGGCGAGAAAGGGTCTTGAATTGATTAATAATGTCATGAATGAATTTAAAGCAGCATGTGACGAACTTGTTGAAAGATTTCATATCGTGGATAGTTTTCGACATATTGAAGCATGGGATAAATTAATTTTTGAGGGTGGTCAGGGTATTATGCTTGATATGGATTATGGTTTCTTCCCGCATGTTACTCGAAGTAATACAACTTCAAAAAATGCAATGGAAATTATTAAAGCCAATGGTCTTGAAAATCGAATAATTACAACGTATTATGTCACTCGTGCATATCAAACACGGCATGGTAATGGTTATATGTCTAATGAGGATTTAGATTCATCATATATTAAAATCAATCCTGATGAAACTAATGGGGATGATGGAGCACAGGGTGTTTTCAGAAGAGCAATGCTTGACTTTAATCAACTTAAATATGCAATTTCCTGCGACAAGTATCATTCATTACCTGACGTGAAAAGAAAACTTGTAATTACTTGCCTTGACCATGTTGGAGAACGAATTCCAATAATTAAAGACGGTAATTTACTTTGTCTTGAACCACGTGTTATCGGAAATTTGTTAAATATTTTTGATGTTTTTACTAGTAATTCTGATGAAGGTGTTTTGAACTTTTAAAAAATATTATTATTTTTGTTAAAAAAAAAGCAATGTGCAGTTTTGATATAGAAGATGAATTTCAAGGTATTGACCATAACACATATGGCACACCAGAAAGTTTCTTACTGAAAAAAAATAAAGAATGCTGGTTTTAAACTTATTGCAATTACTGTAATGATATGTAAAGAAACTTTTGTTTTAAAAAGTAAACAAGAAGCGGAAGCAGCATGGGAAATTTTTAAACCTGAAGATTGGTGGTATAATTTTTCCAGTTGGGAAGATACACGAAAAGAGTATGTGAAAAAATTTTATGAAGGTGATGAAGACCTCACACCTACAGTTTATTGGCTTGATAAAAATTTTGAATCAAAATGAAATTTCTACTTCAAAAAATTGATGGTGAAATCAGGCATGATTTTGTATTCACATTGCTAGAAGCAATTAGATTTCGTAATTGGTTTAATAAACCAGAAAAGATAATTTATGGATTTTACAATACTACTGGTAATCAAACTGAATTCAAGTTTAAAGAAATACATAGAAAATATATACCTATTGGTAGCGTAGAATTTGTTACATCTTTCATTTATCAATTTTATGGTCGTATACCTAAACCCATTAACGTACCAAAAGAATTGTTTGGTTATGCAGGTCGTGATATTATTAATGGTAGTAAAATGGACTTGTTTTCATTAACAGGTAAATTTTTTCTTAAAAGTAATGATAAAATAAAGGGTTTTTCTGATATTAGTAACATTAATAATGTTTCACAAATACCCGCAGGTAATTATCAAATATCTGAATATATTATTATTGATAGTGAATGGCGTGCTTTTATTTACCAAAACAAACTAGTGGGATTACAAAACTATTCAGGAGAATTTACAAAATTTCCAAGCGTAAATAAGATAAATGCAATGATTAAGCATTATAAATCAGCACCAATTGCATATACATTAGATGTTGGAGTCAATGATAACGGTACTTTTGTAATTGAAGTGCATGATTTCTTTTCTTGCGGTTTGTATGGATTTTCAAATTACGCAATTTTACCAAACATGTACTATAGGTGGTTTAATGAATATACCAGAAATTTAAAATAAAAACAACATGGGAGAAAGCATTTATGGCATACCATTAAAGGAAATGCCTAAACTTTATAAAAAAACAAGTACTGGTGCTATTCAAGAATGGTTAGTACAAGTTATTATCATTGATGATGATGTTAATATTGTAACACAATATGGTCAAGTTGATGGTAAAATTCAAACTAGTTTTGAAAAAGTTCTGGAAGGTAAAAATATTGGCAAAGCAAATGCTACCACACCAATAACACAAGGTATTGCTCAAGCAGAAGCCGATTGGAAGAAGCAACTCAAGAAAGGTTATGTTCAAACTATTGAAGAAGCACAGGAAGGTAAGGTTGATGCAATTATTGAAGGTGGTATAGCACCAATGCTTGCACATAAGTTCAATGAGCAAGGACATAAAATTAAATATCCTGCATTAGCACAACCAAAACTCGATGGGCACAGATGTACATCCCAATGGGATGATGGTGTAGTAACACTTTGGTCAAGAACTCGAAAGATAATAAATAGTGTACCTCATATTAACAAAGCACTTGAAAACTTTTTTCTTGCTTGCAAATTTGATGGCGAATTATATAATCATGATTATCATAATAATTTTGAAGAATTGAGTTCTAAAATTCGTCAAGAAGAACCAGCAGAAGGCTGTGAAATAATTCAATATCATATTTATGATTTTCCACATACAACTATGACCAATGCTGACCGTAACGCATTGTTGCAAAACCTTAAGCCATATTTCGAAGGTACTCCAATTCATATTGTTGAGACCATTGTGGTTAATAATGAAGATGAACTTATGGAAGCATTTGACCATTTCATTGCGCAAGGTTATGAGGGTTGTATGGTTCGTAACATGGATGGATTATATGTTAACAAACGCAGTTATGACTTGCAAAAAATTAAAGAGTTTGATGATGCTGAGTTTAAAGTGGTTGGTGTTAAAGTTGGTACTAAAGGGAGTATGGCAGGAAAAGCTGTTTTTACATTTGAACTTCAAAATGGTGAAACTTTTGATGCAAAAATGAAGGGTAAATTGGATGACCTCATTCAATATGCAGAGCATCCAGAACTAATTATTGGTAAATTGGTAACTGTAAAATATCAGGGTTATACTAAATATGGTAAACCAAGATTTCCTGTAGCAATAAGAATTCGATATGAAGAATAAAAAACAATTAACACTAGAACAAAAAGTAAGAAAAGCAGAATATTCACGTAAATGGCGTAAAGATAATCCAGAAAAAGTAAAGGAACATGCTAAGAAATCGAGAATTAAAAATCGTGATATCCTATGAGTAGTATTTGCTGTAAAGCACGAACACATATAGGTTATTTTAATATAACTAAAAGACCTGATTTATTTGGTGTGAAAAAAACTCACAATATATTTGCAATAATGAAAACTTATTGTTATAATTGTGGTGAATTTTGTGATTATACCAATGATAATGGTAATGAATATTATACTAACGGAATTAAAAAAGAAATAGATGAGAAAACTTGCAACAATACAGAGGGTATTATCCCTTAATCCGATTCCTGATGCCGATGCTATTGAAGTAGCACAAGTACTAGGTTGGAAAGTCGTAGTCAAAAAAGGTGAATTTAATGTAAATGACCTAGTTGTTTACTGTGAAATTGACTCGTTAATGCCAGAACGACCAGAATTTGAATTCTTGCGTAATTCAAAATTTAGAATCAGAACCGTTAAATTGAGAGGTCAGGTGTCGCAGGGCATTTGTTTTCCTTTATCAATACTTAAACAAGGTGATTGGGATTTTGGCGTTAGAGATATGCCAATTGGTGAAGCAGCAATTGCTTGTATCAGAAATACAAAAACCGATTTATTTTGTGGTGGCATTAAATTAGTTGAAGGAGCTGATGTAACAGAAGTACTAGGTATTACAAAATACGAAGCACCAATTCCTGCAGAACTTGCTGGCAATGTAAAAAGAGCATTACCATCATACTTCCAAGTTACTGATGAAGACCGTATTCAAATACTTCCGCATATTCCAGAACAGTATGGTGGACAAAGATTTATTGCCACTGAAAAACTTGATGGTAGTTCATGCTCATTCTACTGGCGTAACGGTGAATTTGGCGTTTGCGGTAGAAATTGGGAATACTACGAATCACCAACAAATTCAATATGGAAATTTGCTAAACAAAACAATATTGAAGAAAAACTTGGTGATTTAGGTCGAAATATCGCACTTCAAGGTGAAATTATCGGAGAAGGTATTCAAGGAAATAAGTATAAATTAAAAGGTCAAACAGTCCGATTTTTCAGGGCATTTGATATTGACAAATACCAATATTTACCATATGATGAATTTTTCGAATTAATTGAAAATAAATTAGGTTTACGTTGTGTTCCAATACTGGATTGGGAATATGTATTACCATCTACCATTGATGAAATTCTTGCATATGCTCAAGGTAATAGTGTACTTAATCCTTTGATTGGAAGAGAAGGTGTTGTATTTGTTAGATTTGATGAAAACTATCAAGGTAGATTAAGTTTTAAGGCGATTTCAAATAAATTTTTAATTGATAATAAAGAATGAAAATAAAACGAAGATTTCCTGATTTCTTCGGTGAATTTGAAGAAACTGAGCATGAAGTTAATACCAGAGAAGAATTATTAGAAATTCCTTGGATTAAAGCGTATAATGATATTCCAAATTACATGGGTGTATACTATGCGCCCAAAGATTATCCCGAATATCCTGACTTATTGATGTCATTAATACGTGATGGTGATGAAGTTATATATTTTGTGGTTGGCTATATATTTGGTGATGGTGCTGCATTAGGATTGGAAAAGTATGAAAACTATTTAAAATAAATTGATTTATATAACCACTTTAAATTTTTTTGTGTTTTTATGAAAAATAAAACATTATGAACAATTACACAAAAAATATTAGAAGGTTGTTTATTAGGGGACTTACCATTTCATGGGAAAAATGCTAGTTTAAAATATGGTTCATCATCTAAACAACATACTGAATTTATTCACAAATTTTTCATTGAATAATCGAAGAAAGAACCACATAATTTAATAAAAAATTTCCAGACGATTTTGATAAAGTATTTATGGTAAAATGATTTTACTATGAATACTTTATCGTCTGTTATTACTAATGTTAGTTTACAAAAAATAATTCAACAAATTGCTGTTTACGTACATGAACAAGCAATGGAAATTCGAAAAGAATATGATATTCCTGAAAGTGAATTAAGAATATATTCTGATTATGTAATTTATGCAACAGATAATAATGATTATTATGCATTTCATTATGTAGTTCATGTAGATAGTGAAACTGAAAAGTTTTTTATTGTATCTTGGACTCCTGCAACTGAAGATGAATACCTTGATTCTCTGAATTATTAGAAATATTTTGTTTTTTTGTAACAATAATCTCAATTTTTCGTTTATTTTTGTATAAAATTAAATTCAAAAAAAATGAGAAGAGCATCAGACAATTACGGACTTATTATTATTGATAATAAATTCGTTGGTATTTCACTTGGATATGATTATTGTGCAGAACATGAATGGGGAATTAGTGGTTTAAAAATACTTTGTAAAATTCCCGAAACATCTCCAAAGAATATGGGTGTTAAGAGTAGAACAATTACTACTTGTCCCCCTTTGGTTTTTAAAGAAGAAACTAATAAGAAAATCAAATATGCCTATCTTTATACTGGTTATACATACAAAACTCAGGAAGAAAATGAAAAATATATGCCTCGTGACCTTGCCGATTATAAAGATACATTCAAGTGGAGAATGAAATGGGCAAAAGAACATCCTGATAGTAATCATATTAAAAAAAATGATGAATCAATTATCACCGCTTGGGATGATAATAGTTTTGGTATTGTTGTTATGGGTGATAAAGAAGTTGAATATCTCAAAGAACTTCACAAAGCATTTCAAAATAAAAATGTAACTATTGCAACTCTTAATCTTCGTACACAAAATCCATTTACAGGAACATCTCTGTGTCTTTTAATTACTGATAGAATTCCTCAAGAAGCACTTGATGATATGTATAATGCCGATAAGGAATACTATGACCGTGAAGACTATGAAGATAAAATCGGCATGAAAAAAATCATTGAAAAATACGGTAATAAAAATGGCTATTGTGGTGATAAGTATTTCATGGCTTGTAGTCCGAAATGGATTGATTATAAAAATGCTGAAAATCGTGAAGAACTGAAGAAAAAGAATAACACTAAGTATGATATCATGTATTGGATTAACTATAGTGATAATGATAATAACTTTGGGTGGTATACTGTTGAAGAAATAAAAAAATGGTTAACCACACCAAAACTGCACTTGGTTGATATCCGCAAGGCATAAAAATGGAAGTGATTCGTGAATTATTTATTGTTTTTTAAATTACAATTCTTGCAGTTGGAGGATTATTTATTGGAAGTTTAATAAGACACGAACATAAAAAACAAAAAAATGGTGATAACTGACAAAGAAAAAAAGAAATTAAAGAATTTGATGAAGTAAAATCATATTTCTTTATTGATGCTATTGGTGTATTTACGTGGCGTATAATACATGGTGCATTATTCTTGCCAAAAAATAAGTGGAACAAAATACTTACAACATAATGGAAGAAGAAAAACAATTAGAACTTAGAATGTATTTCTTTGTACCCTATAATATAAGTCCAATTCAACAAGCAATTCAAGCAGGTCATGCTGCTTTGGAATATGCTTTAGCATACGCCGATGCAGAATTTTTTCAGGAATTTGTGAAAGTGCATAAGACGTGGGTAATTCTTAATGGTGGAACAACAAATGACCAAAGAGATTTTGATGGCGTAGCACAAGGTACACTAAATCAAATCGGTGACCAATTGAATGACAATAACATTCCGTTTTCATTTTTTTGTGAACCCGATTTAAATAATGCACTAACAGCACTTTGTTTTATTTGTGACGAAAGAGTATTTAATAGAAAGGATTATCCAGATTTATTAGATTTTTTGCTAGAAAAAATTCCTGTTCAAGATGAAGATAGTTATACTATTGCAGTAGTTAATGGTGGTAAAACTGAAGTACTAAAGGAAAAGTTTCCTGAATATTATAAAGAATGGATACGTCTTATTGGTGGTATGAAGAATGTGTTTCTTCGTGAATTAATACGAGATAAAAAATTAGCATAAATGAATATTCGTCAACTATTGAATATACCAAGTAAGAAACAAAAATTGATTCTCAATACTGATATTAAAACAATATTGGATAGATGTGATAAAATTGCTAAACAAGAAAGTAATGAACAACTGGAAGCAAAACAATTTCACGATAGTATTTGTCCAAATTGTAAAGAAAGAACCAATATTGTAAATAAAATTGGTTATGTTCAATCAACGAATAAATTCACAAGTAATGTTAAATTTGGGTTTGGAAGCATTAGTCATACTGTAGAATTAAATGCATGTGAAGTTAATCACTGCAATAATTGTGGTAATGAATGGCTTAAATTTAAAACAAAAAATATCACAAAGAACGAAATTATAAGAGTTGTTTTTAACTATCTTGCTCAAATAATTGAGAACTCTTATGAAAAAAATTGTTTGTGGAAAATGGAAGCAATTCAAGTTTTTGACGATTGTTGCGCTGAAGCAATTTTTAAATTAAAAAAGGATAATGATGATTATCTTTATGATAGTACTAATCTTAAAATAACAATGAAATGTTTAAGAAAATATTATAAATCTATCTACGACACAAAAAATAAGAAAATTTTAGAAAAAATATGAAATTTGTCTTTTTGTCTAACCTGTTATAATTACTGCAAATGAAAAAAATTAAACTAATTATCATCGCAGCAGTTAGTGTTGATGGGATTATTGGCGTTGATGATGAAATTCCTTGGAGAATTCCCGAAGACTTTAAACATTTTAGAGAAACAACAATAGGAAATGTGTTAATTGTCGGATATAACACATTCAAAACACTTCCCCCCAAAGCACTTGAAGGTAGATATTATATTGTAATTAGTAGTAATGCACATCCTATTGAATCTGCAAAGGATAATATATTTCATTTTAAAGAAATAAAATCAGTTTTCAATTTTATCTTTGACGAACAGTTTGATAAAGATAAAGTATATGTTGCAGGTGGTGCAATGTTATATGATTCATTAATTGATATTTGCGATGAAGCAATTATTACGTGGATTAATAAAGAATATCCAAATGGTAATAAAACATTTCCTATTAATAAATTATTTACTAACTTTGAATGTTGTAATGACCAAGAATGGCAGAATAGCGTTTCAGGTCTTCAATATAAAATAACTTACTATAAAAACAAATGTCATGAGTAAAGAACTAACAATTATCATTGCAGGACAAGCAAATACTGGTAAGTCAACAATGATGCTTCAAATCGAAAAGTTGCTTAAAGAGAATGGTTTTAACGTAGAATTATCATTGAAAGGACATCCTGATTATACTGGTGAAAATAGTTATTATTTTCATCAAAAAGAACAGAAAGACTTTTCTGAAAAGATTGATGTTATTAAATCAGAAACAAAAATAATTTTAAAAGAATTACAAGTAAGCAATGCAAAGGAAATCTTACAAGACAAAGACCAAAGAGAATTCTATACAAACTGTTGAAATGGAATTGGCGATTGCCAAGTATTTTGGAATTAGACAAAATATAATTGTCCCAAATATCTCTTGGGGATTTGGAATGCATGAATGCGATTTGTTTTTAATTAGAAAAAGTGGTGTTGCTGTTGAGGTCGAAATTAAACGAAGTAAATCGGATTTACTTGCTGATTTTAAAAAGAGGCATCACCATAAAGATAGGCAAAATAGAATAACTGAATTATACTATGCATTGCCTGAAGAACTATACGAAGGTTGTAAAGATTTAATACCTGAAGATGCTGGAATTATTGTTTGTTATAGGTATACTAATGATAAAAAAGAAGTCAGTATACAAGCAATTACAAAACGAAATCCAAAAAGAATCAAAAATGCCAGAAAACTTACAATTGAGGAACAACTAAAAGTTGCCAAACTTGGAACTATGAGAATTTGGAGTTTAAAACAAAAAATAATTAAAAATGGACGAACTAAAAAAGTTCAATAACACACCTAACGGAAGAATTCAATTAAGGTTACAAACAAATAAAGAAAATACTGAATTAGACTACTGGATATGTCGTGCAGTTGCCGTTGTTGGTGTAGTATTTACAATGCCATTAGTTGGTGGTATACAAGTGCTTACAACTAAAAGGTCAATGGAAATGCGTGATGAAGCAGGAAAGTATGGTGTTCCTTGTGGTTATTTGGATTGGGATGAAAGTGGTTATGATGGAATGGTAAGAGAAATTTATGAAGAAACTAGTTTATATCTTCCAGATTATGAAAAGTTTCTAGTTAGAAACAATAATAAAATGCCATTTACAATACATGATAATCCAAAAAAAGATAATAGACAAAATGTTTCGTTGATTTACTATTCAATGTATGATTTTCATGAAGAAATGCAGTTATTCCCGACATTTATTGAAAAATATACTGATAGAGAAACTGCTGAAGTAAGGTGGATGTCGTTGATTGATTTCTATAATAAATATGACCACGAATATGAGTGGGCATTCAGACATAATGAAACAATTAAAGAAGCATTACAAGCATTTAATAAAGGAATATGAGTAAAATAAAAGGAAAAGACTTAATCAAATTAGGATTTGAGAAAGTTATTAAACCACCAACATTAGACCCTGAAGATAATGGCTATCATTACTATATATATAAATTAAATAATAAATCACTATTAATTTCATGTGCTAGTGATGATAGAAAAGGTAGTGGATATTCTGTTGAACTTTATGAAATACCTGAAATTAGTTTTCATAAACTAAAACAAATAAAAAAACTGGTTAAACTGTTTAGGTCAACAAACCATGAGTAAAGTATTTGATGATGACAATTTAATTAAATCGATTTTAGAATCCGAAGCTAAAATAAAAGTTGAAGATAATCAGTTATTACTTCCAAGCGGTAAATTAATCACATTAAATAGTGAGCAATTTGAAGGATTGGTAAAAATAAAGGATTGGTTAAAAAATCGTGAAACTTTCTTTACGCTTGCAGGATATGCTGGTACTGGAAAATCAACAATGATTAAAAAAGTACTGGACTTTTATCGCTATGGTGTTATTGTAAGTGCACCAACACATAAGGCGAAAAAAGTTGTAATGAATATGACAGGTAAAGATGGTCAAACTTTACATTCATTACTTGGTCTAAGACCTGACGTTGATTTAGATAATTTCAACCCTAACGACCCTAAATTTAATCCAATTGCAATTCCGAAAATTACTGATTATAATTTTGTGATTATTGATGAAGCATCGATGATTAATTTGGAACTCTATGAATTAATTCAAGATAAGACGAAAAATAGTCATACTAAAGTACTCTATATGGGTGACCCTGCTCAGATTCCTCCTGTTGGTGAAAAGGAAAGTGCTGTATTTTCTCAAGTAAATAATCAATCTCATTGGCTTACAAAAATTGAAAGACAAAATAATACCAATCCACTTGCATTTATATATGATGCATTAAGAAATAATCTCAATAAACTTGATGGTGGCTTTGAAAGACGCAGTAATATAAATGAGTTGGGTGAAGGTGTTATATTCACAATTGATAAACGTGAGTTTCGTAATGCAATTCTTGATAAATTTAGTAGTACTGAATTTAAAAAAGATACTGATTTTTGTAAAGTAATTGCATGGAGAAATGAAACAATTATGAAATCCAATAAAGTAATCAGAAGCGAATTACTTAGCAATACTGCTGATGTTGTTGAGGTTGGTGACATACTAATGGGTTATAGAAGTGTTTCTGATGAAAAGTTAAGATGTAATATCATTGAAAATAGTGCTGATTATCGTGTTGTATTAAAATCAGGTATTGAAGAAAATCAATATGGTATTAAAGGATTTAGAGTACAATTGAGAGAAGACCTTGCACGTGGTCAATTTAAATATCAAGATGTTTTCATTATTGATTCTAATGATTTTGAAAATCTATATTTATATGCACAAATGCACGACTTCTTTCGTGACATGGGCAAATCGAATAAGAAGATGTGGAATAAATATTACGAATTCAGACGTAATAATTTATTGATGGTAACAATTGATAAATATAAGAATGGTCTATATCGAAGTACTGCCGATATTATCATTAAAGATTTAGATTATGGCTATGCAATTACTGGTCATAAGTCACAGGGGAGTACATATTCTCATGCATTTGTAATGGAGAATGATATAAATGATAATTGGGTGTTAAAAGAGCGCAACCAAATTAAATATGTTGCTCTGACAAGACCTAGTTTAACTGCAACAGTATTAACAACAAAAATAGATTATTAATAATGGAAAGAGTAACAAATACTCATGTATTTTTTTGGAGTGGTGAACTATCGAATTGGCATACGTGTCGATTTAGATACAAGCACCTGAATTTCTACAATACTGAACAAGCATTCATGTGGGAAAAAGCGATATTTTTTAACGACATGGAAAGTGCTAAAAAGATACTAGAAACTCCAGAACCATACTTAAACAAAAGATTAGGTCGTAAAGTAAAAGGATTTGATAGCGAACGTTGGTTAATAGCAGCATATCCAATTATGGTTGCTGTTAACTATGCCAAGTATAGTCAGAACTTACATCTTCGTAGAATTTTACTTGACACCGAAGATAAAATTCTTGTAGAAGCCAGTCCCTATGATAAAATATGGGGAATTGGAATTAGTTGGCAGGATGATGATTGTCTTGATGAAATGAAATGGAAGGGCATGAACCTGTTAGGCAAAGCGTTAATGGAAGTTAGAAAGCAACTAAAAGAAAATCTGTAACTAATTTTAAAAATATTCGTATATTGTATGATAAACAAAGAACTTATCATGAGATTGAAATTTGTCAAAGAGAAAAATAATAACTGGTATATCGATTTACCCAATTGGACTGGAAGGCATTCTGTGTTACAAATGGTAGCGGGGGCAGATACACTTCTTGAAATTATGTCTGAAGGTAAAAACGAAGTGTTTTTATTAGTAAGTAATGAAGATTTTGATGGGTCGAATCGTTTAGACTTAGTTAAAACTTGTTGGTTTAATGGCGTGGATTATAAAATAAACATATATGAAGGAGTGCCATTGAATTTAGATGTTTGGCTATGTAATGTAACAAAATTTGTTTTAGGCGGATTTCCTGAAAAAATTTATTTCGCAAAACTAAAGATATAAATTATGTTACCAAAAATAGGAGAAATAATTAAATTTAATTTTCATGCATTTGGATTAGTTTCATAAGAAGAAACTACCGTAATTGATGTTAATGAAAGGATTATAACCATTTCAAATAGTGAACCTAATTATCAGTTTTCTGCAAAAATAGGAAAGTGTTTAAATGATAATGAATTTATGACGTTATCAAAGGAATATCTTCTTTAATAATAAAAATGTAAATAAAGGTTATGAAAAAAAGTTGGCGAAATTAAATAATTTTTTTATAAATTTGTTGTGATAAATTAAAAAACAATTAATGTATATGAAAAGAAGAAATTGTTGTGAAGTAATTGCCAACATGTTAGCGAAAATACCAAGTGATAAAATCGAATTAATTGAAGATTTACAATGGAACTACGATGATGCTTGCTATAAAGCACCAGAAGAAACTTTGCAATGGCAAAGAACACAACAAACTTTAATTAAACACATATCTAAGCCAACTGAAGATTGGGAATTTGAAATTCTTAGTATTTTTACCACTCAGCCAATAGAAGAATTAAAACGTATAAAATAATGTAAGAGTAAGAATTGTAACTATCAATACGGAGTTAAAGAATTGTTTGAACTGAATAAAAGTAAAATTGATTCATATGAAAACAATAATTGAAGTAAAAATAGATAGCATAGAAGTTGATGATTTTTATTTTTCATTTAATTACTCAGTTAAAGTAAATGGAAAATTAAAAAAAGCCAGCAGATATGAAAGTAACCATAGTTAGCAAGATGATAAAGAAGGATTTCGGGAAATATTAAAGAACGGTCAAACAGTTAAATTAGCATTAGAAGAAACCTTTTAATTAAAATATTTTAATTATGCAATTTTTTGATTCGGTATCTGCAATGGAATATTTAAAAAGTGTTAATAGAGATACTGATTTTTGGTTTGCACCACATTATAAATCATGTCAATTTTGTTTGGCAACAATTAAATACGTAATAATTATGCCACTTTCAAAAAAGCAGAAACGTGAATTACTAGAAAATTCATAAACTTTTGAATCATTGACAATAGGACAACTCTTTAATTTGTGTTGGTGGAAAATTTTTAAGTCCAAAAATTGAATAAATACAATGAAATGCTCCAGATAGGTTTTGCGTATGAGGATGCAAAGTGTTATTAATATAATTAAAATTTAATGTGGCAAAAAAATATTGCAATGAAAATAATTTAAAATTTAAGGTTGTAGATTTTGGTACTGTATCACATCAAGAATTAAATAAATTAATTGAAAATAATTCAGTTAAAATTACAAAATGGATGTAACAATTTAAATAATTTTTCGTATTATTATCATATGGAAAAAATAATGATTATTTGTAGGGGAATACCCGGCAGTGGAAAAACAACCTTTGCACGTTTGCTTGGTAGGGCAATTTGCTCTGCTGATGATTTTTTCACTCATGGTGATGAATACATCTGGTCAGCAGATAAGGTAAGTACTGCACATGATTGGTGTAAACGTAAATGCCGTAGGTTTATGAAAAAACAGATTGATAGAATTATCGTCTGCAACACCAATACTACCGAAAGGGAAATGAAACCATATATGGATTTAGCATTACAATTTGGTTACAAGGTTTTCTCAATTATTGTTGAAAACCGTCACGGTGGTGTTAGTATTCATAATGTTCCAGAAGAAACTCTGGAAAAGATGCGAAACAGATTTGAAGTTAAGTTATGAGTGAATTTATGATAAACCGATTTATATGTTAAGTTTTACCGTTGTGATAATGAAACTGGTAATAAAACACAAGAATGTTTTGAATGGTTTAACGAATTAATCAAGTGATTAATGAAATTATTATCAACATTTAAATTTTTTTCCAAGAAAGATTCTGTAAAATTTAAAACATTTTATCAGAACTGTGATTTATTAACTAAATCACAAAAAGAATTATTAGAGTCATGTAAAAAGGTTCTTACTGATAACAAAGTGCCTTTAAATAAAATCAGGTTTGTATTAGAACCATCTTTTACATACGATATTGATAAAAACATTATTAATCCACCATATAAAAGATTAGTATCTAACTGTAATAAATATCCTGTTATTGAAGTCAATAAGCCTAAGAATATCATGACGATTATTGTGGGTGAATATCAAACATACAATAATTTTTTAGTACTTAAGGAAATGATAAAGAATAGTAAAAGGGGATTAGTTGTGTTGGCAAATGAAATTGATTATCAGGATATGATTGGTATTGTAAATCTTGATGATGCAATTGAATTTTACAACAAACAAAATAATTATATTGATTATATTGATTACATTGATTAAAAAATCATCAAAATTTTACTATGAATAAGCAAAGACTTATAGATGCATTCGAGTTAAATCGTCCTCAAACACCGATGACTAAAGACGAAATATTTGCTGCAATGAATTTAATATTATCCAAAGACCCCAAAATTCACAGTGATGTTAATAAAATGAATAAAAGTTCAGAACTATATAAGTATTTTGAGCCGCTTCTTAAAGGATTTCAAATGCAAATCTTTCTCATAAAGGATTGGTTAATTACTGAACTTTCAAAAACCGAAATACATTTCAGTCATTCCTCAAGCGTTGACCATTTCTTTATGGATGGTGCAGATGAATTATATAATGAAGCACACTTAGTTGTTGGTAATGATAAAGCCAGATTAAGTTATGATTCGAAAGATTACGATAACGATTATTTCCAATTATATGTACCTAAAGGTACACAGCCAACTTGGGAAGAACTTAAAAAAATATGCAAATGATATACTTTCAACTATTACTTGGACACCTTGTGGGTGATTATCTACTGCAAAATCGGTGGATGGCGTTAAATAAAGCCAAATATACATTAATTGGTTGGACTGCTGCATTAGTCCATTGTATAATATATACTGCAGCAGTTTGCGTTTTCATGGGAATATTTGATTGGTACTGGATTATTATTGTATTTCTCTCGCATTTCCTGATTGATAAATTTAGTCTCGGTGAATTATACATGAATAAGGTGAAAGGATATGGACTAAAAAGTTTTATTCATGGTGTTAATAATGCAGAACCTCATAAGTATATTAATACTAGTCTTGGTGGTAATATTCTATTTGGTGGATTTACTGCAGTTATTTACACGATTACAGATAATACTATTCATTTAGTTCTAATGTATGTTGCATATCAAATAATCTACTAATGACAAATCAATATTTTATATATGGTACTATAATTTCATTAAAGAAATTTAACACAATTGGTGAGATTAATGATGATGTACATGGAATTTTTACTGGTAAAATTGGTAAATTTCTTATCTTAGGTAAAATCTTAGATTCTGATTCGTGTTTTGGTCAAAACAAACCATTTAAAGTCCCAAAATTAGATGAAGTTGATGAATTAATTATTAAACAACAAATAAAGAATAAATTCGATGTTGAAGGAATTTTTAACTATTATTTTATTACAAAATGAGAGAAGGAATTAGTAAGCATAAATGTTTATTAGGTATTCAGTTATATGAACTATCGGCTAACTATATCTATGAAATTCGTGAAAGGCAAAAAAATCCTAATAGACTTTTTGAAAGTAGTTTACTGCCCGAATATGCTATCAACACGAATAAGGAAGGTAATAATCGACCAGTAAAAACTGATTACTTCTTGCAATTCGTTGGTGTTTTCAAACCAGAAAACTATGAAGCAAATGTTAAATACCTATTATTTGACATCAATACACTTGACCAATTGCTTGATTATGAAATGAGTAATTCAGGTGTTGATGATTTATTTAAAGAATGTGATTTCAAAAAGTATCTATCTGTATTTAATCCACTTACTGATGATGATATGAAGCATATGACAATTCCACTCACCAATTATTTAGTTGTTGAAATAACATATACTACATCACAAGATTACTATTCTGGTGGTTGGGAATGTGAAAGTGAGATTGAAGTAATTGGTTATTTGGATAGTCAAATGCAATTAAAAAATTTTAAAAAACTTGTTGTAAATTAAAATATAAATAATATCTTTGTCGTCACAAAACTGAACTATTAATAATTATAAAACTTAATACTATTGAACTATGATGAAAAATTCTCTTGCTCCGAATAAAGGTCTTAGCCTTTCTCAAGCACAATCAATTTCCAATCTCTGCAATCAGAGAGCACGTGAAATTTCAGCACAACTTAGTGGTGTAAATAACTACAGTAAATCCGTATCTATTACAATTGCAGGTAGTACTAAAGAACATATCATTCAAGTAGGTAAAAAATTACCTGAGAATGTGGTTTCATTATTGCAAGAAAAAGCAGAACTTCATGCTTGTCAAGCATTCTTGATGGAAAACATCAAGGCAAAGGATGCAATGCTTAATGAAGCAAAGCATGAACAACCTGATTATTCAGGCATCGAACAGCCAAAGAAACCCATTGCTGAACTTGTTGACGTAAAAAATAAACTTCTCAAGGAAGTTAGTGAAGATTGGGGTTGGGAACAACTCAGTGCAACAGAACTTAATGAGTATCTTGAAGCCGAAGCATTTGCTTCACATATTGGTCAATTCATCCATAAGGATGGTATTCTTGACCGTCTTCGTAATGAACTTCCACATATTCCACCGATTGAATGGATGAATATTAAGGATGGCGAAAAGACTCCAGTGGAGATTAAAATTCATCATAATAGTGAGGATTTACTCAAGATTCACGAAGAACTTGCTGCATTACATCGTCAGTACGAACAGCGTGTAAATTACTTCAAGGCAAAGGTGAAAAACCTTACCACTATAGAAAATGCACGTATTGCCAATGTGAATGCTGACCTGCAGAATGAAGCAGAAGCAATCAACAATAAATTGAATAGCGAGTACGACACTGCTTTCAAGGCATACACCGAGAAAACGAAATCTGTCAAGGCTGAGTTTGAAAAAACTCGTCAGGCAAAAATCAAGGAAATCGCAGCAATGCGTATTCAGGTAGACCCACGTTTTCAAAAAACGATTGATATTTTCCTAAAGCAACTTACTGACACTCAGGAATAAAATAAACTAAGGTGAGGGGTAGATGAAGCACAAGCAGAGTTCTGCCCTTCTTTGTACCTAGTGATAAGTTCTTTAAAAAATTTAAAGTAAAAAAATGATGTATTTCGCCACAAGCGAAATATAATATTCCTTAGACAAAGGATAATCGCCTTTTCCACAAATTCCAATACATTGGTATATATATATATATAATGAATAATTAGTT